TTTTCCATATTGTTTTGCTGTGTAATTTGCTTGCTGTGTTTTTTCATTATGTTGTTTATTAGCAATTTCTTTTTGTCCTATAACCACTCCAGAACTATCTAATTCAATAGCACTTCCTTTCTTAGAACGAACACCAACAAGAGCTTTATCTCGCATATTATTACGTTTTATATCATGAGCCTTCTTCTCAAATTTACTATATTCAAAATCATTAACACCACTACTATAATCTTTACGTTTCCTAGATATAGCACTTCCTTTCTTAGAAGCCATAGCAGCAGTTTTAACAGTTTCTGGTATTGGACTTACTTTCATTTCATTAGTATTACGAGCATCAAAACGCTTTTTCCTAATAAGACTATTAGATTGACTCTTATTTATTCCAGCTGCACTTGCTACTTTTATACCAGCTTCTGGTATTGAACTTACTTTCATTTCATTTTCAGCCATTGTTAATAATTTTTGTTTTTCTCTTATAAATCTATTTCTTAACCCTTTATGTAATTTTGGTGAACTAGGAAACCAATCATTAAGTTTTGCTTTTTCATCATATAATTGTTTAATTATTTGTGAATCACTAATATTTTCTATGTTAGCAAGATTGATTGCTTTTTCTACAATTGATGATTTAGGACCAAATTGAACAGCAGTTGAAAAAATTGCTTCTTGTACTGCTCTTCCTCTCTTTGTAGGATCAAATCCACTCTTTTTTAATCTACTAACCATTGGATCATAATGGGTAGATTTTATAAAATCATATTGAGATTTTTCAAAACTTTTCCCACTGACATTAGCTATATCTCTCCATTTTTCATTAAATTCCTTTGATCCTGGTTTTAATCCTTTGAATTCTTCTTGTAATCCTGCTTGAGCTATAAATCTTTGAAGAGTTCCTTTTTCTGAAGAAAGTTGATGAACTCCATATGAAGCTCCACCTGCATCACCTTTTCCAGTACTAATTGTTCCAGCACCTCTTCCACTTGATTCTTCAAAAGCAGATACAGAACCAAGTGGTTTTCCTTTAGATTCTGTTAAAAATGGTTTAGCATTCTTTTGTAAATATGCAAGAAAAGTCTTTTCCCTTCCTATTCCATATTCTCTTGGATCTTGCCCCATATGAACTTCTCTAAATCCACCAGATTCAAGCCATTTGGTTCTCATCATGTTTACACGTTTTGCACCATATTTCATATATTCATTTATATTTTCATTCATAACTTCTTCTTGTGCAGCTTGAATTATACCAAATTTTTGTTCCTCATTAAATGTATATGAACCATAATCTTTTATTCTAGTTGCTTGATTTTTACCAAGTAATCCAGTCATTAATTGTATACGTTGATTTCCTTTAATAGCTTCATCTTTTGATCCAGTTCCTTCTCTATACGCTTTTCCTGCTGAGGTTGCAGCATTTAAATATCCTCTACTTTTATTATTTGCTTTATCTAGTTTTTCGTCAATGTCTTTATTAAATTTTTTGATTATTGGATTAACTATAAATTTATTAATTAATGTACCAACTGCATATCCAGCCGCTCCAGCTAATAATAGAGGCATACTTTTTGCTAATAAAGGAATAATAGCAGTTAGTAATCCTTTTCCTACTAATCCACTAATAGCTAATGCAATTGTTTTTCCTAAACTAAATAGTCCTTTAGTTAATCTAAAAATACCAGAACCAACAGCCAATAAAACACTCCATAAATGACCACCAGCATTTTTTAAAGTTCTTCCTACAGTTCTAAATCTTTCTTTAATTCCTAGTAAATGAGTTTGAATAGTTTTTTGCCATGTTTGACCTCTTTTAGCTTCTTCTATTCTTTGTTTATAATTAGCTTTTGTAGCTTTATAAAGCTTGTGTATTCTCATTGGAGTATCAGCAAATGCTTTCCATCTTTGTTTTAATGCCTCATTTCTAGCTTTTCTTTCTTTTTCTTTTAATTCCTTCAATTCAATTTTTAGATCTTTTTGGTTCTGTTTTGCATCTACTTTTGCTTTCTTTGCTTCATCTTTAAATCTTATTAAATCTATCTTCATCTGAGCTTTTGCTCTTTGTTCTTCGATCTTCATTTCAGGTCTTTTCTTTATCCATTCTGCTTTTTTCTTCATGTATTCTGCTTTAGCATTAATTTTAGTAAGTCTGGTTGCTTGTTTTCCTTCAAATTTTTCTTTGATCAACTTCATTTTATTTTCTAATGCATCTTTTCTATATTTCATTTTCCTTTCAATTTTTTTAACGCCTTTTTCTATTCTTTCTTTTTTTCTTTCTAATTTATCATTCTGTTTATTTATAGCATCTAATGCTTTAACTTCTCTTCTCTTAGCTCTGAATGAACTACTAAAGATCCATTTGAAATATTTTGCATGACCTTTCAACATTGTTTCTTGAAATTTTTCAGCTTTCTTATTATACTTCTTTTGTATTTTAGCTTGATCTTTTAAAGCTCCATTAACTAAATTTTGTCTTCTTCTTTCAGTATTCATATCCTGAAATTCTTTTACTCTATTAATTCTTTTATTTGATATTAATTCTTCTGCTTCTTTAAATTCAGTCATTCTAGCAGTACGAGCCATAAACTGTTTCGTACCATATTCAATAGACTCGCTTAACTTCTTGTCCATTTTCTTTGAACGTTTTTCTATCTTCTTATTAAACTTTTCATCAATATTTCCAATACCACTTTCAATACCTTCTTCATGTTTCTTTTTTGCTTCTTCTTTTACTTTTTCAAATTTCTTTCTCTTATCTCTTTGTTTTAATTCACCAACAGACTTTATAACACTAGTCATTGATTTAAAAACTGTTTCAGCAGGAATAACCATTTCACCTTTATGAAGAATAGCTCTTCCAGTTTTTCTTATCCATCCACCAACTCTATGTTGTGGTTCTCCAGTTCCACTAGTTCTTTCTTCTCTATTTCTACCAAATCTTTCTGTAAATGATTCTAATTTCTTATCATGCCATTCTTTAAAATTTGACTGTTTTATTATATTTAGTGGATTAAGACTTTTTAAATCAGAAAAACCAGATTTCTTCATACTTTCTTTATCTAAACCCAATTTCTCTGTCAACATACCAAATAAATCTAAAGGTTTACTTTTTCCAGAAAAGAAATCCTTAATTATATCAAACATTATCCAATTTTTATCTTTTACACCTTTAGATGATATTTTGAATTTCTTTTCAAGAAGATAAATTATTTTATCTAATTTTACCATTCCTCTGGTATAAATTAGACTGAGTACATTTGTAATTTTTAAAAAAATATTTTTTGTTTTAGTTGCTTGTTGTATTTCTCCAGCATATCCTCCTCTAGCTCCAAATAAAAATGTTAAAGGGGAAATAAAAGTGCTTTTTAAAATTGACCCAAACATTACCATATTTTTAAATGCTGGATGTTCAGTTAATGTTTTTTGCCATGCAATTCTAAAACTTGAAGTCATTCCAATCAAACCAACTTTTAATTCAAGTGTTGCATCTAATAATTTATCTTGCCATTTTTGTTCTTTTGTATTTTTAGCGTTTTTAAACGCATCAACAAAATCTTTAGCAATTTCACGTGTTGATGATTTTTTATAATCTTTCTCTTGTGAATAATCTTGAGAATGAGTATCTGGTATTAATCCAGGTTTATTTCCAACTTCATTAGCTGATACTCTGAATTTTTTTTGAAAAATATAAATTATTTTATCTAATTTTACCATACCTCTTGTGTAAATTAGACTAAGCACATTTGTAATTTTTAAGAAAACATTATTTGTTTTACTTGCTCGTTTTAATTCTGTACGGTATTTTCCTTTTGCTCCAATTAAATATGTTGAAGGAGATACAAAGGATTTTTTAAATAATTCTTCAAAGATTGACATATTTCTAAATAATCTATTTTGCCATTGTTTTTGGTCTTCTATATTTTTATTATCTAAAGGTTTAATAAAATTTTTACTAACTGATTTTTTATTGTTTTTAGATTCTTGTACATAATCTTCCATTCTTGCAAAATTTGGAGAAATATTATTATTAATTGATGATAATTTTTTTGTTTCATCTCTAGCATTTATTTGACTTTGAGGAATTGAATTACTTTTTGTTTCAGGATAATATTCTTGTATTGGTTTTCTTGTAAATTCATCTCTAGCATTTATTTGACTTTGAGGAATTGAATTACTTTTTGTTTCAGGATAATATTCTTGTATTGGTTTTCTTGTAAATACTCCTTTGATATTTTCAGCCATTTTATTTTTAGCTTTTTTGAATATATCTGTTTCAACAAATTTAGCAGCAAAATAACCAAAAATTGGTGAAGCTTGTGCTAATGACATAGCTATCATATTCTGTTTATTCATTCCTATATCATCAGTAATAACTTTTCCATATTGACCAATAACATTGCTTGTTGCAGAAACTGTTCCTTTAGTAATATTCATTACACCAGTAGCAACTGAATCAATAGTCTTATTCAATTTACCTATAGTCTTATTCAATTCTGGAAGAGTATCTTGAAATTCAGAATTCTCAAAATCTTTTTTAAATTTTTTATTATTCTTTCCTGATTCTGTAACTTGATCATTAACTTTTCTTGAATGAATTGCTTGTTGTTCTTCTAAAATATGTAATTGACCAGATAAAGAATTTATCTTCTTTGCTCTGAGTTGACTTTCAGTTGTATCTCTAACCGGTGGTTTGTATGCTGTCATTGTTTACACCCTTTAAGAAGTTAAACCATTGATGATCTTTTCTACAATTTTTTTATTTGCTTTTTCTGAAGATATAGCAATTATTTCAGATGGATATAATAATTCTTGAATACAAACAGTTGAAGTATATTCATTATTAAATATTTTTTCATAAGATTTATATATCGGTCCTATAATATGATTGTATTTTTTAATCTTAGCAAAAAATAAAGATAAATTTTTCAAAAAATATTTACAAATTTTAATATAATCAGTTACTTTAATTTCAAATTCTTCATCACTTAATAAAGAATATTTTTTCAAATTAAATAATAATTTATGATATTGCATTAGTTCTGAATTTCCTGGTGTTTTCGAAGATGTTTCAAGTTTCATTAAAAACTTAACTATATTAACAATATCTTTTTTATTTATTTGTTTACCCAATTTGAAAATATCCATAAATAAATTCTCATAAAAAATATTAAGAATATGAGAAAAGTATGACATAAAGATAGATTTTTTCTCATGAGCTAATTTATGAGCTAATTCATGAACTGTTAATTGTCCCAAAAAATTATTAGAAACATAAGTAATTATATTTGCTAAATTACTTACAAACAATATAACTTTTTTCTTTTCAGGAGCATAAAATCCCATAACCGAATGAGCTGCTCTTAATGGGTCAATTTCAATTGTAACAATCTTTTCTTCAAGTTCATCATAATATTCTATTGTTTTTGGATTAGATTTAAAAATTCTCCATAAAAAGAATTTGGCTACATTCTTTTCTATATAACAAGGAATCAATTCATTATTATTTACTAATTTAGTTAAACCAGGAATTGAACTTTTAGTTTGTTTATATTTTGATAATGCTTTTAAATATTTCTTTTTTACTTTATCAGAACTATATAAAAGATTTCCATCAAAATTAATCGCTGGTTTTAAATTGAATGGAAGAATAAAAACTTCATTTAATTGTTTTTCCATTTATATCCTCTTAATTGTTGTATAATGATAATATATCAACCAACCCATTAAATTCACCTATATTATCTTTAACATGTTTCATAATAGTTGCATTTTCAAACTTATCTAATGTATTCATATTCATATTCATAATTTCAGACATTGCAGCAGATTGTTCAATATTTCTTTCTAAATCAATCATCAATCTACCAGAATCATATTTTCTAACATAAAATACAAATGCTGTTGCTAAAGATAAATCATCATTTAATTCGTTATCTTCTGCTTCAACTCTTCCATTTTTCTTACTTACTAAACCTGCTAATTCAAGAGAGAGTCTTTCTGATCTTATTATTTCTGGAAATTCTGTTACATAAGAATACAAAGCATCAATCATTAATGGTCTTGTTCTAGTATTTGTACTAAGACCTGGAACAATTATATCTTTTCCTCTCTTTTCTTTATATAACATTAACATACAATTTGGATCTTCATTTATTTGTTCAACAACTTGATTTCCATATCCTCCAGTAGATTCGATCACAACAGTCCCATTATTATATAAACTACAAGCAACTTTTACTACTTTTGTAAAATCAGTTACTTTTGTTTTTCCTTTGTATTCCCATACTTGTTCTAATGTTTCATAATTAAAAATTACAATTGCACTTTTATCATTTCCATACTCACTTGCTGTATCAACACCAATTAAATAATGATTTCCAGGAATAGCTTTTTCCCAACACCACATTTCTCCATTGAATATCTTAATTTTCTCTATTGGTTCTCTGACTGCATTTTGAATCTTTTCTGCTGTATCTGCTGAGAAAAATGATCCTTCAGTGGGTAGGAATTTCATTTCTAATTCTTGTGCTATTTTTCTTGGATCATTATCAAACATTTCACACTGAGTATTATACCAAGTTGGATCATTTGCAAGTTCAGGTACCATTTTCCAATGTATGACAAATGGTTTAAACATTCCATGACCAGCAATAGCATTCGAATATTTATTAAAATACCATTTTCCTGGTCCTGTAGTTTTATTTGGGGTTGATACTATAATTGTTCCGTAAGGGATGTTTGCTGCTCGAGCCTGTTTTTGAGATGTTGATAATGCTGGAACAATTGCTGTCCATGCATCTTCTAGGTAATTGATGAAACTGGCTTCATCAATCAGAAGTAACGAAATTGCTCGACCTCGTAAAGTTTTTGACGGTGCATTAGGAGCAACTGGTGAAACATAGAGCTTTGAACCATTAGTCATTAAAAAACTCTGTTCTGATTTTTTTGCAAAACCTCTACCTTGTGATCCTTTAAGGGGTTTAATCCAATCCGGGAGTTTTTCGACCATAGACCGAATACTTCGAGCAAAGTCAGTAGATTCTTTTCCATCTTTTGAAATTATTCCAATTACTATGTTATCATAAAAAATTAATAACCACGAAGAAAATGCTTGTAAAACTGTTGATAACCCAAGTTGTCTGCTCTTCAAAACAATTACATGATGTTCTTTCAAAACAAGTTCTATAAATTCTCTTTGTTTCTGATAAGGGTTAAATAAAACATCTCCACCACCAAGTTCTAAAAATACATAATTTGTACAGTAATAAAAAAAGTCCTGTTTACATTTCATATACTCAGCTAAATATGTATTCGTTTTTTCTGTAACTGCTTTTATATTTTTCATTAGGATTCCTTTTCATTTTGTTCTCATAAATTTCAACAATTCAACCATTAATTATATTTTTTTGTTAGTTCTTGATAAATTTATTCTAGCAGTTGAGTGCCATTCACCTTCTTTAGTAAAGTTTAATTCTGAACTCCATAAAATATATTTTCCACTTAAATCAATATATTCTAAAGTTTGAGTAACAAGTTTAACACACTCTCCAACATTCATAAGATTTAATATAGGCAAATTCTTTTCTATTTCAATAGACATACTTGACAAATCTGCTAATGTTCTTCCTAGTCTTGAATTAAAAAGAGTTTCATTCTTTTCAAATCCTGGATCATTATCATATCTTATTCTTGTATCATTTGATGAAATATCAGAATCAGTTTTTATCTTTTTATTTTTATAAGCACAAGAATATGAACTCACAATATCATCTAAATTTTTTGTTATTGTATAAACTAAATCATCTTTTGGAATTGTAATATATTTAACAACTGGTGCTAAAACTGAATATTTAGCATTTCCTGACCAGTCATTGCTAATAGAAGCATAAGTATAAAAATTCTTTCCGTCAATACTTTTATCAATTATTTCTGTATTATCTGTTCCACTTGCTAATTGATAAATAGTAAATGTTTGAGATTTATCTAATTTTTTTGTTAAATTTTTTATATATATTTTATTATCATATTGACAAAATACTCCAGCAACTCCATCAAATAAACCAAAAAAACGATCTAAATATCCATCATAAGGACTATCAGGATTTGAAGAATATTCTTTTATTACTCTATATAATGTAGTTGGTGGAATACAACATTGATCAATTATTTCTTTATTTTCCCCATCTAAATCATATTCAACTGTTGCTTCTAAATTAGATGCTAATTCTTCAAGTATTTCTCTTATTGTAAATCCTGTAAAAACATCATTAACTAAAGTATTCATTGTTTTAAATGCTTTTCTACAAACAGTCGTTATTGTAATTGGAGCACGATCTTTTTGTTTTCCTTCTGATAAATTTTGTTTTGGAGTTGTAATGAAATCAGATATGATATACATTAATTCAAAATCAATTTGTTCAATAGGAATTTTTCCTTGTCCTAATAAACGAATAGATAATTTTAATGGTTCTGCTCCAAATATATCTTCAAGAATTATATCATTTGGATCTAAATTCATTGTTAAAACTATTACTTGATTAGCTGCTGAAAGAGATGTAACAATCATTACATTGGCTAGATCTCCAGTATAATCAAGATCTTTAATTTTTAATTGAAGATCATATCCTCTTGTAGAAGTATAAACTCTCTCTTTCTCTGGCATATCAAATTCCTTTTATATTTTGTTCTCTTTTTAAAGTATTTGTGCAAAAAAAGAAGAGAATCTTTCTCTTCTTTTAAAAAGGGTTTTATGACACCACACGATTGATTTCATCCATAGAATTAATCATTTGTTCAGGAACAACTAATACTCTTTCAGCAATATTTTCAATTAAGTTTTTTGCATTTAAATTTTTCTCAACTGATGAAAATCTTATAATAGCTAAAAATAATTTCCAAGCAGTCATTGGTTCATTACTATCTGTTGATAATTGTTCAAGTAATGAAGAAATTTCTTTTCTCCGATTTTTCCCTATTTTTTCAACAAGATCTAAAGTTGATAATAATTCTTCTTCACTGATTACCATATTGAAATTATCAGTTATTAAACTAGAAATGTTTTCTGTAAATACATTTATATATCCACCGATTGCAGTACTAAGACTTGTTTGAGAATTTAATAAATGAATTTGTCTCATACTAGAAATTTTATCTTTAAATCCAAATCCAAAACCAACATTTCCAAATCCAAAATTATCCATATGTAAACCAAAAGAAATATTTGCAGCACCAGTTCCGTTATATGTATTTCTAACAATAATCTCTGGATAAATATCTCCTTGTTGTGGTACATTATGACAATTACTTATTACTATTTGGTTATACATTAAAGTTAAATCATTGTTTAATATATTTTCTTCTATTAGAATTGGTGTTCCAACTTCATTGATTGAATTTCTTAATTGTTGATTTAAGGTATCGTTTCCTATGAATTGATATGATGGAGAAACAATGCTTCTATATACAAATTCACTCTCATTATTTTTTCTTGTAAATATTGCTAAATAAGGAATTTCTATATCATTTAAAATTTCAGAAGTTGAAATAGTTTTAATCTTTTTATATACTATTTGACTATATTGATCTTCATAAAAATAACATCCATCACCTTTTTCAATTAATCCCATTTGTTCAAACTGTTCTTCAAAATTCATATTTCAATCCTTTCACCAACATTCTATAATATTTTCTAACTCTTCTGATTCAATCTTTAATCCTATCTTTTTAAACTTCTCAACAATTTCAGTTTTAAATTTCATAATTAAAATTCTCCTTTACTTTAAAAATGATATGGTTATTGCTTCAGTGAATGGTTTTATATACAAATCAAAATAAGTATCAATATTTATATCATTTTTACTTAACATTTTAATTGTTGATTTTGAAATTTCAGTTATTCCATAATATTTCAAGTACACAGAAAATTTATTATCTCTTTCTGGAATACAAAAATATAACAAATTATTTTCATTGTATAAATCGTCTTTTATTTTTTGTAGATTTCTAAAAATACATTCTAAATTAGCATAATTTATTTTTAGAATTTTTCTATATATTTTTGTTAAATAATCATATTTATTAGATATCCCTTTGATTGTTATATTATCATTTTCATCTATAGCAATATAACTTTTTCTATCAGATGAAATAATTAATGGTTGAAATGTACATCTTAGCTCTGGTATAATTCCTTCATTATTCTTTTCAGTTTCCCTATAATATTTATCAGTTATAATTCCATCATATTGTCTAAGAATAATATCAGAACTATCAATACAATTATCTTCAATAAAAATATCAATACTATCATTTGTAATAGTTCTTAAAAACGAAATCAAATTAGAATTGTTTCTCATTAATTTTCCAATAAAAGTATTTCTTTCTAATTTATTCATATTATCAATATTTTCAGTGTTTAAATTGTATTTTTTAAAAATTTGATAATGACAAGAAACAATATCATACAAATACGCTTCGTTTAAAAAAAAGGGAATATGATCTAATATTTTCATGATTTTTTAAAAGGAGGACTCTCTGTTAAAAGAATCCTCCTATATAAATTAGTCGGTTAAAAGTTTAATGATAACATTATCAATTTTATGAAGATGATTAACATCCCATACTTCTTTTTGTTTATTGGTTAACCAAATTACTACATCTTTAATTGTAACCAATCCATCTGTAAATTTTTCAATTGGTTTGTATAATAAAATAACAGTTTCGAGATTAACATTTTCATTTAATTTTTCTTGTAATGATTCAGGTGGTATAACAATATCTACTTCAGTATCCTTTCTTTTAATCCTTGTTGTAAAATACGGAATTACAAGATCATCAATTTTCTTATTAAAAACAATAATCATCCCAGCTTTAATACCATATCCTTTAACAACCATTTCATCTTGTTCTTCATAAAATGTTTCATATGCTCCATTAAATGCTCTCATACTATCACCAGGGAGATCTAATGCAGGCGAAATATCTGCTTCATCAAAAATTCTTAGTTTACATTTTGTAATTCCGTCTTCAGTTTCTCCTCCCTTTGGATCAGGAACTTTAACTACAATTGTTTCGTTTGAATCAACTCCAGCAGAAGAAACTCGAACAAGACTTACATCTACGAATCTTGAAAAATTTTGACCAAACCATTCATTAAAGGTTGTTACATGAATTTTATCAATAGGATTTTCTTCATTTGGAATTTCTTCAACAACTTCATTTGTAATAACTTCTTCATTTTCATTAAAATCGATATCATCTATTGAAATTCTATTTCCTTCAGTTTCGGGTTCTTGTACCATTTCTGCTAAACTTTCTCCACTAACAATGGCAACTTCTTCATTTGGAGATATTTCATTTGATTGAGATTCCAAATTTTCATCATTTCCTTGTACCATTTCTACTAAGCTTTCTCCGGTCATAGTTCTCTCCTTTTATTTGCTTTTAAAAAAATCTTTTCTCCACTCTTCTACATTGACATTTGTATATGTTTCTAATGCAGCTCCAGCTAAAGTCATAATTTCAACTAAAATATTATATGTCATAATTGGAGCACTTCCCTGACTTTGCATTTCTGTACAATTTTCTAACCACGAAGGTAATTGATCAATCCAATTCTTTGTATATGACTCATTTGCTCTATCTAAATAATTTCTAAGAAATATAAGAAAACTTCCTAAATTTAAAGCAGGGTTTTTACCATATTCACCAAATACAATTTTCTGATAATTCCTCTCTTTATTATATAAATTAATTATATCTTCTCTTTTCATTTAGTTTCCTTTTCACAAATAATAATTCCCATTAAATCCATTTTCAATTCCTTTCCAATTTATAGCAATTGCATTTGAAATATGAATTGATTCTTCGTGTTTACATTTCACAATCCAATCAATAATTTTATTATCTGAATTCAAAGCTTGTGATATTTGTCTAATTGCATCTTCAACAAATATTGGATTATCTGCTGCTATTTTTGCAATTTCTTGTTCATCAATTCTTTTTATAATTGGATACGGTTTAGTTTTTATAGAATCTTCTACTAAACTAATTATTTCTTCTAACCAAATAGTTGATTCACCAGATTCAATTAAAACATATGCAAATGATCTTTGTGCATGAGGAAACCCAGAACTTCCTTTTGACTTTAAATCATTACATAACTCTGCTGAACATGGACAATATGATGCATACTGTATTGTTCCTCCTTGATAGAATTTAAATTCATTATCTACTAATTGTCCTTCAAATCTACATTTATAATAAATTGGAAATTCATTATCTGATAATAAAGATTTTCTTATAATTGGTAATTTGAATTCGAATTTCATATTAACATTTTCACATTCAAGATTTATTTTTAATTTTTCAAGAATTTCTTTAATAAGCAATCTTTTTAAAGGGATATCTAAATAAGGTTTTAAAGTTAATAATAACCTTGACATAGATATTCCTTTTATATTTTCTTTAAGATTCGTCCTTATAGAAACATTAGCAATCATTGAATAGAATTTATTATCTCTGGTTTCAAGATAAAATGGAACTTCTACATTATCAACACCAACTTGAAATATGGGCATTTCAATTAATGGTTTGGTTTGTTGAATATCTGGTAAAATAGTTTCTATCAAATTAAATTCCTCCTATTCAGCATTTTCTACTCCAATTGCTTTAAAATATGAGTTTAACAATTTTACTGATTCTGGTGTTTTATCAACATTTTCTGGAATCATTAATAAATCTGTATTTATGAATTTCTTTATATATTCATTTTTCAAATCAATACAATCAGATTTTGTTGTAAAGAACTCAGATAAATTTTCATGAGCATCATGAGCAACAAGACAAGCAATTTCCATTTCACCAGCTCTTTGGGCTCTTCCTGTTTTATTTCTACTTTTAATATTTGTTGGTTGTAAAGTTCTTCTTGAGTATGGTCCGATTCCTCTTGCTGACAATTTATCTTCTGCAATATGAACCATCCTAAAGAAATAAATTTTTCCAGTTTCAATTTCATTCAATAAATATTTTTTAGAAACTGGATCGTATATTTTTTGTTTTGCTTTAGTTCCTGTATAAGCACAAGCTTGACTTAATTTTTCAAAATCAACTCCTTCAAAAGGAGGTTGTATAACATTAAAATCATTAACAAATTTTTCATCAATTACATCAGGAATTTTTTCTGAAAATTGTTGATAATACCACCCATCTTTTGTATTATCAACCAGTTTAATATAATCCAATAAATACAATTTTATTAGATCCTGATCTGTATTTTGTTTTACTAACTTGAAAAGATTATTTTTAAGATCTGAAACTGATTCAGATAATCTTAATTCAAATAATTGACCAATATTCATTCTTGAAATAATACCTAAAGGATTTATACAAATATCAGCATGACGACCATCTTCAAATTGTGGCATTTTCTTATGATTTACTATTTTTGCAATAACTCCTTTGTTTCCATGTCTGTTTGCAATCTTATCTCCGACTTCAATACTTCTATAATAAATACCATACATTTCAACTAACATTCCATCTATTTTTTCACCCTTTACTTTATATTTTCCTGTATAGGAAAATTTATCTAAATTATTATCTTTTATTATTTCTTTTGCTTTATTAGCTCCAAGCGTTTCATTCAAAATCTTTTGAATATATACTTGATCATCTTTTTGTTTTTGAATTGTTGCTTCTATCCAATCTTTATATCCTGGGATATAATCATTCCATTCATTTGCATAAAGATTAACTTCTGAAACTATAAAATCTTTATGTGCTAAATATTCATTTTTATTTCTAAAAATTGAACAAATATCATTTTCAGAAAATCTTTTTATTATTGCATATGGATCACCCTTTTTAATTCTTTCTAATTTATTTGGTAATGGTTTATATTGATTCTCAAGTAATGATAACAAAACTTTATTTGGAGAAATTGTAAATGACATATCATAAAAATGTACAGATTTCATTATTTCTTCTTTTACTAATCTATCAGAAATAACAATTCCATCTTCATAATTATTTCCATAATAAGACATTACAGTAGTCAATAAGTTTTTCCCAAAAACAATATTTCCATCTTTACAAAAATTACTCTCGGCTAATATATCTCCTTGTTTTACTTTGTCTCCTTGTGAAACATAAATATGCATAAAATCCATATGTTCAACATAAATTTTTCTATATTCAATATCAAACAATTCAACTTCGTTATCATCATATTGAACAATGATATATTTATTTCCTACATAAGTTACTTCCCCATTCTTTTTTGCAATCTTTATAAATTTTGTTTGATTGGTATATAAATGTTCACATCCTGTTGCAACTAAAGGTTTTTCAAAAGTTTTTAATAATATTGCTTGTCGCATTTGAGATGATGACATTTGTAATCTGGTTTGATCATCATTTTCTAAAAATGGAACCATTGAAACAGAAATTGAAATTGGTTGATTTTCTAAATATTCATTTGAAAATTTCATGTTATCTTCAAGAATAACATTTGGAATTAAACTTTGTAAAATACCACAATTATCTCTATCAGGAGTATCAACTGGACACATTCTACCATACATTGATGAATGAATATCTCTTAAATGTTTCGGAACACTATCTCTTGAAAATCCTCCTGGACCCAATAAACTAATTCTTGATAATTTTGTTAATTCTTCAATCGGATTAATAGAAAAATCAAATTGAACTATTTCAGAAATATTACAATCTGATAAAATTTGAGTTGAATTCACATTAAATTTTGGTTGTCTTGCATTTTTACATGAAATACATAAAGTATAAATAGCTTTTATGATTCTTGAAAATATCATATATTCAAAACATCTTATTCTTTTATTTGTAAATACGGTATCATCAATATGTCTAATTTTCATTGCTTCAATTAATTCATTTAAAACAGAATCAGTTTTAAAATGTTCAAAAGTTAAAATATCAATTTTTGGAATTAATTCTAATCCATATAATATATCTTCTCCTTTTGATCTTGAATTATATTTTGAATAATTTCTTCCTACTTCTAAAATAAAATCATCTTGTGTATAATCAGCAGATTCTTGATAATAAATTTTTAGATCATAAATAAATTTATCATAAATGTTACAATCTTCAGCTAATTCTGAATTAACATTATCTAAATCAAATCTATCAACAATTTCTTGAATTGGATATGAAGCAAACACAAGTAGTGCTAAAGAAACTTTTTTCGACATAAATGAAACTGATACAAATGGTTCTTTTTTAGATTCAAAAATCATTAAACTTGATACATTAGTATTTAACTTTATATGTTTTCCTCTTGTAATAACTGGAAGATCATATAATTGAAATAATGGAACTTTGTCTCTTCCACTTATTACAACATAATTATCATTTATCAATTTGGGTATATACATACTTATATCAATATTTGATACACCCTTTTGTAATCGTATAACTATTTTTTTCTTTAATGTTTTTTGTAATTCTCCATTAGAAGTTTTTGAGTCTTTTAATTCTAATTCAGAAATAGTAAAACCAATTTCTTCTACAGGTTTTACTATTTCTGCAATCTTATTCATCATATTGTCATAATCAATTGAGCGCAACTTAAAAATATTTTTATCTTTAAGAGCAAATGTTGGATTAACTAAATTCAAATCATTTTCCTCCGGTTTTATTCTATTCCTTTTCCTGATAAAATCTTATCAAACAATCCTTTATAATTACCAGGATATAATATTCCTCTTAATGTGTGTTTTTTAGGATTACTAAAAGCTAAACCTAAAACCCATGATTCTTTTGAAGGAACTGTTTGAACACTAAAAAATTCTTTTTCAACCATATTTCTATTTTCGAGTAGTCTCCATTTTTTATTACCATTCCAAATCAATTGAGATAAAACACACTCAAAATGTACATGAAGGATATTACTATTTCCTCCATAAACTTCATATAATTGTTCAATGATTTCTTTAATATTTTTGTTTTTGAATTTATGTAAAATTCTTGAAGCTGTTGCTAAATCTGCAATAATGTCATCTTGTTTCATATCTTCTGGTTCAGTTGATTCATTTTCTGATTGTTTACTTTTTGCTGAACCCGATTCATGAAAAGTTCTCAAAACAAGCTGGGTGGATTTCTCACCAAGAGTCTGAGCCGCAATAATTCCAACGAATCTTGTATGAAGTTTTTCAAAAGTATCTCCATAACATTTATGACAAATTCTTTCATTCTTACAAAATATAGGACTCCTTACAGAAATAGTTTTATTAATAATCTCTTGAAAATTATTAGTTGTTATAAGTTTTAATTCTTCATCTTTTTTATAATATCTTCCAATTAAAGATTTAGCTTTCTTTTCATCTTTGATAAATATTTCTAACAAATCTTGAGTTCCACAATCATCTACATCTAAACTTATTTGTAAATTAGCACATGCAAATATTAACTTTCTTGAAAGATATCCAGATATCCCCGTATTCAATGCAACATCCAATAACCCTTTTCTACAACCATATGTTGAATTGAAAAATTCTTTTTCTGTTAATCCATGTATCAAACTATTTTTAATAGGAGAAGGTAAAATTTCTCCCTCAAAATTTGATACAAACCCCCTTGTTAAAATCAATTGCTTAATTTGTGTCCAGCTTCCTCTAGTTCCTGAATCAATCAAATACGAATATTTAAATTTATCTCTAAGAATATCAGTAATAGATAAATCAGAAGAATTTTGTAATTGCTCTGAAATGTTTTCTGATTCATAAATAGAATCTCTAATTTCTTCACTTCCTTCTATCATACAATCTTCAAGAGTCATTGTTGTTCCAAACAATGTAGCATATTTGAATCCAATTCTTTTGATATTATCTAAAACTTTTGTTGTTATCTCTTCATCATACAAATCTTTAATTTCATTTAAAATTGTAACTAATTCTTTCTTTCTGATTAAACCAGTTATTAATTTATAATCATTTGGAAAACAATTATTTATTTCTTTTGAAGCTAAAGATATTTTTGATCCTTTATATTCAATTTCAGATTTTAATTCTGGAAAACAATTTGTTGATAAAATATATATTCCCAAAATAATATCTTGGGATGGAACCGTTGATAATGAACCATCTGCTGGACTGTATAAATTTTTAGAAACAAATATTTTATCAATTATTTCTTGTTTAGCTTTTTCAGAAATTGGAATATACACAGCCATTTGGTCACCATCAAAATCTGCCCCAAATGGTCCGGTTACCATTGGATGAACTTTTATAACAGAATCTAATCCTACTTGAATATTAAATCCTAACATTCCTAATCTATGAAGAGATGGTTGTCTATTTAATAAACAAACTTCACCTTTTACAATTTCTTTACTTAATCCAAATAAAATATTGTTTTTGGTATCAATACAATCATCAACAAAATCAATTGCTTTATTTAAAAGTTTAAATCTTCCTATTTCAATTAATCGTTTTGCAATTTGAATTTTATAGATTTCTAAAATCATAAAATAAGGAAGAATACATTCACCAAAATTAAGAGTTGGTTCTGGAGCAATAACTGCTCTTCCTGAAAAATCAATTCTTTTTCCTAAAATATTTCCTCTTATTAACCCTTCTTTTTTTGACATCTTTCCTAATACATGATCATATAATTCATTAACATCTTTTTGTAATTGTCGAAAATAAGTATAAAACAATTTCTTATCTTGATTAATTGTAATTACAGTTCCAGACATTGATTCTTTTTTTGTTAATATTTGAACATAATATCTATTTATTTGATCTCCAACTCTTACATTATTTGCACCACTTTTTGAAATTGGTCTTACATCTGGTGGTAAAACAATCACTTTATTAATAAACAATTTGTCGATATTATCTTTTATTAATTTCCAGGATTCATCTTCTTGACATTGTTCAGCATATTCAAAAACTAATTTCTGAATAGCTTCTAATTTATCCCATGTTGGAATATTACTTTCTAAATTTTCTTGGTCAGTAACTATGAATTCATCACCATCTTTATATAGAACACTTTTTTCATTTCTCATTAAATTATCAATTGCATTTTTTATATTTGATCCACCAACCATTGCTACTAAATTATAAAAAATTGGATTTACTACAGGAATCGGTAATATGATTTTAGCAAATCTTCTTCTTCTTTCAGTACTATGAACAATATCTACATTACAAATATTACACTTAGAACCATTATGAGATTTTCCATGATATATTCCACATTGGCATGTATAATTTTTTAATGGTCCGAATATTTGTTCAGAAAATAATCCATCAGAATGAAATTTTCCTTTAGTTAAAATTTTTGTTGTTGTTATTTGTTCAAGTGATTCACAAAATATATCAAAGTCTAATAAAGATGGCATAAATTCATTCCTCTATTTTTCTAAAGATTTAGAAAACTTGTTTAGCATATCAATTGTATAATCAGCTAAACTTTTAAAATGTTGTTTCACTTTTTTAGAAACAATTTTGTCAATTTCTGGAAGCAATTCATCAACAATTTCTTTAATATCTGATTTAACCATTTCTTTCTCAGATTCTTTTTGTATTCTTAAAAATATTTCTTTTAATTCTTCTCCTAACTTATCATTCTCTTTTGACATCCGGACTCCTATCTTCATTAACTTTTTCTTGTAATATTACCTTATATTTAGAGAGAATATTTTGAACTTTCTTAATAGCTGTATTTGATGAAACATCAACTAAATCTTCAACTCCCGATTTTAAAGTTTCTTCAAAATTATCTAATAATTTTGAAATTACTGTTTTATAATCCTTTTTTTCTTCACTCATAATGATTCCTCAATATATTTCAAATCATTGTTCCATGGAACATAGAAACAATTATCCAAATTAAACGTACTTAACATTCTTTCCATTCTTTCTTTTAATGATTTATTCCATTGTTTTAAAAACATTTCTTTTGGTATACAAAATTCTCCATTTTCTGAATTTGGATGTTCTGATTTTATAAATAAAGCAAGAAATTGATTATATTTATCTAATGAAATAGAATAATTTCTTATAATAAACTTATTAGCAATGTATGTTATTTTATATATTTTATTATGGTTGATAACTCGATTAGGAACAATAATTTTAGAAACAGAAATCATTTTATGCGGCTCCGGTTTCTGGAATCAATTCTAAAACATATTGCTCATCTCTTTTTTGGAAGGATACAATAAAAGTATTAAATGTTGGTGAAATTGTAAGTGCAGTTCCTAAAGTATTAATTAAATCTTTACTATCATGTAAAAGATTGGTGGGAATAATTTGTTTATAAATAGGATTTTCTTTATTTCCAATACAAATATCAATTGGATTATGTTTATTTCTATTAATAATATTTGTTATGTTTTCAGGAAGATTGATTAATTGTTTTTCAAAATTTTCATTGTTTGATTCGTATAAGATGTCTTGATTATTTTGAATTTCATTTTTAAGATAATCTAAATCAAATCTATTTACACTTTGAAACTTAATCAGATCAATTAATTTATTATTTTCTATGAGAATAGAAAATATTATTCCAGCATTTCTCAAATCAGTTTTTGTTAATTTGCTTAAATATTTTCCTTTATATTGTTTTTCATAACTAATATTTTTTCTACAATCCACAACTAAATATCTTGATGATATATATAATCTCGTATGAATATTAGTAGTTCTATTATATGTAAAATCTCTACAATCTAAAACTAAATCATAATCTGATAAATCCATATTATTTTCAATGAATTTTTTATTAAATGTTTTGACTTCAATATCACTAATATCTAAAATTATATCTTTTAAAGCATCAACTTTTAATCTTCCGATATTTTTCTTTTTATATTTAGTATTACGCAAGTTTTTTTGTAAAACAATATCATGATCAATTAATACAATTTTTTCAATCTGGTCTAATTGAGAAATTGAATAAGCAATGAAACTTCCTAGTGAACCAGATCCAATAATTGCTATAGATTTGTACATGGAAATTACTTAGTCTCCATGATATCAATTATTTGTTCTATATTATCTTTTAAGAATCTCATTTCATCAAGAGTTAATCTTCCCATTTTACCATATGACATAGTACCATCTTTTTTTTCAAAAGATCTATGTATTTGTAATTTTGCTTTTGCTCCATCATAAGAAAAAATAGATAACAATAATGAACCATTATCACCTAAATGTTCTAAAAGCTTTATTAGTTTATCTTTGTCTCCACTATATCCCATAAATATCCTTTCTTTTTGTGCCGGAGAAAAACTCTTCTCCAGCACAAAATATTAGTTAGTTACTGAAAATGCTTATGTTACCCCTTACGACCAGCAGGTTTCAGAAACTCAAGAGTATCCGTTTCTGCCAAAATATAAGAATCTTCAACATCTGCCCCATTAATAAGACCGCGAGACATTCTTTCAACGTTAAGAACTTCCCTAAGAAATTCAGCAACTGCTCCTACGGTTTTTCCAATAACCGGGAAAGATCCAGAGGATGCACCACAAGAAACTCTAATCGTGGTTGTTGCCTTATTTCCAAAAGCTGCATTCGGTTTGGACAAATGACTTGAAAAACTTCCATCAAGACTATTAACCCTTTCATCAACAACCGGTGTTTCTTCTACTGCTTCGTTTTCAGTAGTTACTTCTGCTACTGGTTCTACGGTATTTTGATTTGCTAAAAGAGCATCAACGATAATATCTTTTCTCTTTTTACTCATCCCAGTAATTCCACTGTTTTTACAGATCTGGCGAAGTTCGGCAACGGTCATTTCGGTTAAGCTTTTACGTGTAGACATAATTTATCTCCTTTGAGTTTTGTTTTTTTAGACTTCTCTTACTTTGGAATCGCTTTTCATACTCAACATATCAAAATACACTTCACTATATTTAAAATTTTCTTTGATTATAACATTGTAAAAAGCACAGCACATAAAAGTTGCTGCCATAAGATTTGTAAAGAATATTTGTGGTTCAACATTTGCAAGTTCTTGACAAGACATTTCCTCAGGATGTTTGTCTTCAGGATTATTAATTTCTGAATGATACTTTGTAATTTTTGGTGTAATATCAATATTATTTTTTCTAACATAAACCATTACATTTCCATCTGTATAATCATTTCCTCCAGAAATAATAGTAATATCTTGAAGGGTTGAACAATAATCAGAAACTAATTTTCTGGATGTATGATTATCAACACATAATAAGACTATGTCACCATTTTGTATAATTCCTCCTATGTTATCATTTGTAATATAATAATTTATTGAACCAACTCTTTTACCCAATGATTTGAATTTTTTAGAAATTTCATAAGCTTTGATTTCTGCCTTTGGACCAAATTCAGTAAATTCTTGTCTCTCAGAATTTTTAGGTTCAAATTCATCACCATCAATCAATATCATTTCTTGAATTTCCAAATTTGAATAATTTACAAATCTCGAAATTTTATCAACTAAAATTGTTCCAATTCCTCCAATTCCAATTATTATTATTCGCATTTAAAAATTTCCTTTCAAAAGTTCATCATTATATTCTTGATTATCATCCCACCACCAATCTGTTTCATCTACTTTTTCAGATTCTAAATCTTCAATCATTAAATCAACTTTACAATCTCTATAAATACAATTTTCACAAGGCGATTTAATATCAAGTAATTGTGGATCATATTTTTTATGAAAAGATTTTGTATAATTCTTACTGAATAGATTTTTTAGATTTGTTATATAATTTTTATTATCTATTTTATGATTGGTAGCAATAGGAGCAAATTTAGAAACTTTAGATAACCACTCTGGATTAAATTTACTTTTTTGTTCTGAAACTTCAATTAAATATTTATTTGTATCATTGTATGAATTATTGAAATTATAATAATTTGATCCAAAATCAAACATAGCTCCATTTCTCATTAAATTTTCATCATTAGGTTTTTTAACAGGGGCTTTTTTAATTCCATAAATATAATCTTCTGGTTCAATCATAACACGATTTCCATTAACTACAATTGATGCTGAAATAGAAATATTTTCAGTATTTACATTTCCAAGTGTTATATGTAAACCATCAAATTCTTTTTCGTCTGCATCATCTGTTCCTGAATGAAATGCTGACATATTTGCATGACTATGAATATCTCCTATTAAATTGTAATTTGAAATATTTTCTGTTTTATAAGATAAGTTAGCATGAGAAACTTCTTGAATTGGAATTACAAATTTAAATTTCTTTAACTTTTCATTGAAATAAACTAATGCTATACATTCACCACTAAATTGTTTATAAACTTCTCTAAAGAAACTTGCAATTTTTGCAAAATCTTCACTTCCTATTTTTGGAATATCAATTGATGCTTGGTTTATAAAATTTATATCTTTTAAAATTGAAATTTTATCTACTGGCATCACACTATTAATTATACCAGTTTTCTTTTTTAGGAAGATCCCTTCTTTACTAACAATATAGAAAATATCATCATCAGGAATTTCTTCTTTTCCATCATTTATAAATACTTTAAACATTTAGACATTCCTTTCTTTTAAGTAACTGAATATAGAAGTATTTTCGGTTTCTATTATACTTCCGTGTAGGGTGGGTATACTAGATTTAAAACCCATTTCATATTGTTGGTTAACAGTGTATCGTGGTGTTATTATTCCAAATAATTGTTTATCATGACCAATTGATTCACAATAATAAGATCCACGTTTTTGTAAATAATACCTTTCTATACATTTATTATTATCTGTTACAATTCCATATGGTTCAGAATCATTTTTTATAGAAATAATATCTGATGGGTGTATTTTGATTTTACTAATATCTATTTCACAATGTTCATATTTACTCCATTTAGAATTAGATACTGGAATGATTGTAAATTTTTCAATTAAATCACTAAACCATAAAGTACAACAATTACTACAAAGAACTAATGGTTCATCAATTCCTGTATCAGTAATAAATCCAATTATTATATTTGTATCTTTCTTTGGAAAATTGCTAATTTTTGTTTCATGTGCTTTTATTTTTGATCCAGCATTAATATTATTCCAATAGTTTGTTATTTTTCTAATTTTTCCAACATGAATAAAACTTTCAACAATATATGGAACTTGTGTTATATTTTCCTTTTTATCAATTAACACAAATGAAATTGTGGAAGTTTCTTCATTAATAATAAAGCTCATAATAGTTTTTGGAATCAGCATATTAATTGGATCATTCCAATCAGAAACTACAACTTTATCCCCAATACTAAAAGAAATATTTAATGATGGAGAAGGAATTTCAAGAGTTTTATTGTCATCTTTGAAAAGATATTCAGAAATATTTTCAAATGTCGATTCGCTATTATCATATTTAGTATCAACAAAACATTTATTTTTTATAATTTTATAATTTACAGAATATAATTTAAAAAATGATCTAATTACTCCATAACTAGCATTAGAAAAAGATTCTTCAGAAATTGTATCATTTTCTACCTCTTCTATTGAAGACTTTTCATGCTGATTATTAGGATTTATAAATAATAAATATATTTTTCCGCTGTTTTTTATTTCTATTTCGTCAAATATTATAAGAGAATTAACACCATAAACATCTGGTATAAATGAATTTATAACTCGATAAAATTTATCTCCTTCTTTTAATTGTTTTCCATGAATTTGTATATTTTCAATATTATATAAGTTTGCATTCATGTTTTCTAAAATATAAAAATCATTTGTTCTATCACAAAATGATACTTCTATACTATTATCAATTCCTTTTCTAAAGCTTTTAATTTTTTTGTAAACAGTAAAAGAAGTTTCAATTTTTAAAATATTACCTATTTTTATTTCTTGTCCATTTGGTAATAAAGCATTATCTAAATAATTTTTATTGATATATTGGTTTTTAATATAATTTTTAAATGCAGATGTTAATTTATATTTAACATCTTTTCCATTTTCCAATTGAAGTATTGAACTTTTTGATTTATATTCATTATCATTTAATAAAATTTGTGAAACATATGATTCTTTTCCAGATTTAAATAATATAGAATCACCTTCTGATAATTCCATTCCCCCTAAATAATCAGATTCAAATCTAGTTTTTAGAAATTGTGTATTAGATTTTGAATATTTTTCTTTATTTGCATTTGTTATAATATTTTTAATTTCAGCATAATCATAATTTATCGTATTATTACTAGATAATAAATATTCGAAATTTTTATCATATGGAATCCAATTCATTTTAAAAATAAACATAGGATCTATTTTTGAATAATATTGCCATGATATATAATCACTTATTTCTTCACAACCATCTTTTTCTGAATATTTTTGATAATTATTAATATAATCTTGATTAAATGGACTAGACCAGAAATTATCAATATAACATTGACAAGCTGACGACATATCATTTATATCATTATTCTGTATATTTGTATTATTTGATCCGATACAAATAAACTGAGAATTATTTATGTTTAACAAATTTGCTTTGAGTAAATAATCATTTAAATTAGAAATAGGTGATAATCTGAAAAAGAGATAAATATAATTTAAACTGAAATTATTATTATTTATAAAAAGCAAATATTCAATATATGGAAACGATAATTGAAATCGATATTCTTCTTCAAAAGGTTTATTATAATCGCTTTCATTAATATTATATTTTTCAAATTTTCCAGTTTTCTTCAATTTTTCAATTGTACTAGAAAAATTCATATTCATAAAAATTGTTCTTAATGCTGGTTGTTCCTCAATTATAAAAGCTGTTGTATCTTTATATCTTTTACTATATCTACAATTTAATGGAGTAATATCATCATACCCCGAACTATTAAATACATTTTTCAATTCTTTTGTAAGAAAAGATTGTTTTCTTATCAATGGTTTTTCGGTTTCGGTTTCGGTTATATAAATATTTGTAAATTCATCTGATATTCTTATTTCTTCTTGTAACATATTTAATCTCACTTTCTCTTTTTGTAATGAATTAATACTTCTGCATATTCCTTTAATATCTTTTCTGCTTCCTCTTCCTTTACTTGAATTATTTTAACTCTTTTAACTCTTTCTGAGCCCGCTTTAATTTTTGTTAAATATCCTGTCCATGTAGAAATTATAAATTGATCTTTGAATTCCCTTTCAAGACATAGAAATGAAATTTCTCCTTTTAATAATGGTGGTATATTTAAACATAAAAATACATTTACTCCATCTGGTTTATATTTTTCATAAACATCTTCTGTTTCTTGTTTTTCGATTCTATCACAAATTATCTGAACTTTTTCTGATAAATCACTGTTTTTAAATCCTTCTAATAATTCACTAATTATTGTCATATCATTTATCTCCTGATATAAAATCTTTCATTTTGTTTAGATTCTTTTATCCAAAGTACTCTTTCAAATGTAACAGATCTCCAACCACGTTTTTCCAAATCATAAACTTTAATAATTCCTGGTGATGTAGATCCAGTTCCTTTTGGTATTTTTTCTTTAGGTATTTTATCAAAATCTAATGTACATCTCATGTTTCGAATAGTTCCATCCTTTTTTTCAAACTTGATAATACTTTCTTCGTTTTCTTTTATTTGCTCCCAAAAGGATGTAATATCATTTATCCATTTCATTTTTTAATCCTCTTTTTTCCAAATGTCCCAAATCATTAATAACATTTTCATCAACAGAAAGAAATTTCGAAAATACTACACATGTCCAGTTACATCCTTCACAATATGATTTTTTATCAGTAACGATATACTCTCTAACTTCTGATTTAAGATTTGAATCATTTGTAAATATAGAATGTAATTTCAGTTTATGTGATTTAATTCCTGAAATTCTTAAACAAGTTCTTAAAGAACCATCAGCGTCAATTGTTATATTATGAATACCATCTTCAAATTTACAATCATAATTAGAAGGTAAAACTAATTCAGCCATTTCAATATTCTTTTCATTTAAAATAATATCAAATTTATTTTCTATCATTGAATTTATAATTTCTTTTAAATCGCTTGAATTTGAGACTAATAAATCTGAACTATGAATATTAGAAAAATCATAATAATCATTCTTTGATATATCAATATAAGTTAAATCAGTTGATACTCCAAGTTCTGTTAAATATTTAATTGTATCAAACAAATATGGAATATTATCTTTTGATACAGTCATTTCAGCAACTAAATCTTTTACACGAGATTTTAAATTTGAAAATTGTTCAATTGCATATCTACTCTTTTTAGTTCTGTCATCATTTGGATCACCACAAATTAAAACAGGATCAACTGATCCAGTAAAACCATAAACTATATCAACTTTCTTAAAAAAGCTTTCAATTTTCGGTTGAATTTCAGGAGAATTGTTACTAATAATTGTATAATATATATTCTCTTTATTACAAAAGTTTATAATATCTGCTAAATCATCTCTAAGAAATGGTTCACCCCCGTAAAATATATTAAAACAATTTGGATTATGTAACTTTAAATTTTTCAATCCATTTATGATATATTCAGTTGACATTTCATTTTTATGATAATATTTCATATCAGGATATTCAATTGGTTTATTTTTATAATTTCTTGTAATAGCACAATATGAACATTTTAGATTACATCTTCTTGTTAATAACCAATTACAAATTTGAATTTTGTCTTTGTTCATTTACTCTCCTAATTTAAAGATAAAACTTCATCTGCTTCTATTTCATCAATATGTTTATGACTAATTACAACAATACATTTTCCTTTTGAAATTCTTTTTAATACTTTTGAAACCAATTCAATGTTTCCAGAATCTAAAGAAT